GCTCCGGTGGTCGTCGTGATCGCCGAGGCCGCCCTCGCGAGTCGACGGCGCGTCCGCTTGACGACCGAGGCGACGACAGAAGACGTCCTCGCAAGCGTCTTGCGCGTCCTGCGGGAGAGCGATGCCGTGACGGTTGCCGACGCCGTGAGCGCCTTCTGGTAGAGCCGTGCGCCCAGGGCGGCGGCGATGGCTGAGGCGGCGCGCGAGAGCGTCCTGCGGGTACGCTTCGCCGCCGATGCCACGGACACACCAGAGGCTACGAGCGTCCGCCTGGTCCGCCTGGCGACGAGCGGCACGGCCGAGGCGGCGCGCGTGAGGGCCCTGCGCGTCCCTCTGGAAAGCGCGGGCAGGACCGCCGCCGACGCCGCGAGAAGCGTCCTCTTCGTGCTCCTCCCTAGCGTCGCACCGGCCGAGGCGGTCGCCGCGACGCTCTTGGTCACAGCAGGAGGCGAGTACTCGACCTCGATGTACATCTGGTAGATGACGATGGTCGGGCTCGCGTCGGTCGAGTAGGTGCCGAACGCCGAGAGCCCGTTGACGGCCGCGACCGTCCACGGTGCATTCGTACGAGGGTCGGCCGTCCAGTCTCGCTGGAAGTTGTTCGTCACGCCGTTGACGAGCCCCCACGCCGTTCCATGACGGTACGTCGGTGTCCCGCCCGAAGCGTTGCTGATGATCCACGGAGTGATGTTGTTGGTCTGGTTCGAGGTCTTCCGCGCCCGCCCGTAGACCGACACTCTCGTTATCGTCGAACCAGCGGGGACGCTGAACGCCGAGAAGCCGAGCGTCAGCGCGCCGGCCGTCGCCGTCCCATGGGTCGCTGAATCGGAGTCGCCGCCAGATGAGAGCGGCGGCGACTCGTCGAGGACGGCGTAGATGCTCCCCGACGCCGGACTCCACGTGCCGGTCGCAGAATCGCTGGTCGGCACCCCCGTCTGGGTAGCCATCACGCACCCCGCTCATGGAAGAGCACGGCTGCGGCGGCATCGAGCGTCTTACGGGCGCGACGTGAGAGTCCGGCGATCGGCGAGGAGGCGGCGAGCGCCTCACCGAACGCCCATGAGTCCCCGACCACGAGCGCATCCACGACAGCTTCGGCGAGACCAAGGGCATGCAGCCGCTCAGGCGGGGTCAACCTGTCCAGTCCCGTGCGTGCCATACACGCCCCTCCTTTCGGAACGGGGCGGCGGTCACGCCTGTTCGTGGCTGACCGTGAACTCGATGCTGTCGCCGTTGACGACGTTGATGGCAGCAAACGTGTGGCGCTGGAGCAGGATCGTCCCGCCGGGGCCGAACCACCCGAACTCCGTGATGGCGAGGGTGCCGGTGTAGGCTATGGTGCCGACACACTGGATCTTGTCAGCGACCGGCTGCGTCTTGCTTGACGAGGATGGTGTCGCCTTCGCCGGGCAGCCGGTGGTGTTCTCGAGCGCAGTGTTGCCCTTGACGGCGTTCGTCGTGCCGATGCCCGACTGGAACTGCCAGGTCGTGGACAGCCACGTGTCGATGAGGTCGATCACGGCCTCTTCGCCGGCCTGGACGTAGATGTCACTTGCCATTGGTGCCTCCCATCGTCAGTCCGCGAACGCGGACCCTGATCCGGTCACAGACACCCCGAAGGCCACCGCCGACGACGTAGCCGTAGTCGGTGTACGAGCCGTCGGCATGCCTCACGCGGGCCTTGAGCGAACCCTTGCGGTCCGCCTTCACCACCTGGTCCACATGCGACTCCTTTCGATGCAGAAACCTGCACCAACCACGATGCGATGCACGTCACCCGGACACACAGAACGCCCCCGGTATCCCAGGGGCGTTCCGGTCAAGCGCAGCGGCGAGGGCCTAGCCCCAGGTGCGGCAGGCGAGCTCGGGGGTGAGGGTCTTGACGCCCCAGAGGCAGTCGACCGAGATCACGTCGGACTTCAGGTTGCGGTCGTAGTCGTACACGACACGCAGGCTGATGCCGTTCCAGTTGACGGTCTCGACCTTGGCCGCACCCATCGGAGGGGCGAGCGGGCGGGTCACGAGGGCGAAGGCGTTCTTGTGGAAGGCCAGGTTCTCCTCGGCGGCCGTCGCCGGGTTCTTGATGGTGCAGACGGCGTCGTTGACGAGGGCCGTCTTGAGCGCCGGGTAGACCGTCACGTCCTGGTCGGCGGTGGAGAGCGTACCGGCGACGGTGACGACGTGGCTGTTGCCGTCGGGCATCACGAGGATGTCGCCGACCTTGAGCGCGGTGGACAGAGCGTCGAAGTGCAGGTCGTCATCGCCCACGGCATAGCCAGCGACGAGGTCCACGACCGCGTTGGCCGCGGTGGTGCCGGAGCCGGCGGTGTGGGTGTCGATGTTCTGATCGGTGAAGGTGTTGAAGCCGATGATGCGGCCGAGCTCGGCGTTGCGCAGGGCCTCGGCTGACGCCGTCTTCTCGGCCGAGACGACGGCCTCGATCGCGAGCGCCTTCATGTCGGCCGTCGAGCCGAGCAGCATCTTGCGATCGGCGAACGGGGCCTTGTTGTCGTTGAGCACCTTGCGGGGAGCGGTGAACGCCTTGAGGGTCGTCCACGCGGTGTCGCCGGAGGCCGCGAAGTACGGCACGTCCTTGTACAGCGCGCAGATCGCGTTGTCGATCGACTGCGCGTGAGCGCGCACGGCGGGGTCGATCAGCTGCGTGCGGAAGTCCTGGATCGAGAGCGAGAGCTCCTTGGAGGTGACCGCGAAGGTCACGTCCATGAGGTTCGACAGGGCGACCGGGACGGCGGTCTCGACCACTTCCTGCGTGGAGACGGTCGAGCCGTTGTACGCGGCCGCGGTGAACGTGGCCGGCTTGCGGACGGAGATCGTGTCCCCGACGTTGGCGAACTCGTCGGAGTGGTCGCGGTGCACGAGCCCCGCGGCGACCAGGTTGTTCTCCAGGGCGATGATCGCCTCTTTGGCGATGATGCTCGGGGTAAGCAGCGTGTTGGCCATGTGCGTGTTCCTTTCGGGTTAGAGCTTGCCCGCCTTGCGGGCCTCTGCGTATTCGGCCATGCTCATCTTCTCGGGGTCGAGCGCCCCGGCCCCGCCGGACGGCGCGGCCGAACTCTGCGTCTCTGCCGGGCCGAACAGGTACGGTCGGTCCTTCTTGAACGACTCGGGGTCGAACCCCGCGAGCCTGCCGCCCTCGACCTTGAGGCCGTCCATGTCGACGTGCGCACGGGCGGCCTTCGTGTCGCGGCACCCGGCGGCCAGGAGCGCCGTGTCGAGCGCGTACTCCTTGTCGCGGACCGCCATGCGGGCCTCGAACTCGGTCTTGTCGGTCTCGACCTTGGCGGTGAGCTCGTCGACCTTGGCCTTCAGGGCCTCGGCGTCGGCCGAGCCCTTGCCAAGCTCGGCGATCTGGCCCTCGAGCTCGGCCACCTTGGCCTTGAGCTCGTCGCGCTCGCCCTCGATGCGCTGGTGCTTCCCGAGGCTCACGACCTTGTCGAGCGGGATGACCTCTCCCGTCTCGGTCACGGCGATCGGGTCGCCTGCGTCGTCGAGTACGAGCGTGCCCTCGTCGTCCTTCTTGAACTTCACGGTCCTGTCCTCCTGTTGTCACGCGGCGGCGGTGTCTTGCCGTCGCATCAGCGGATGCCGGGATAGTCGTTCCCGGCCGACGACAGAATCGTGCGCCCCGTGTCACCTGGGGCCCGCGCTACGCCAGCCGTCTGTCCACTTTGAGCGCCCGCGGCTGCGCCCCTACGCCGTACGCCTTCTCCCGGAGCGGCTGACGCGGCAGCCCCTTCGCGTCCGAGTACGCCTTGAGACGCCGCTGCTGCGCCCCGAGCTTGAGGCGCGCCTGCGTGTCGTCGAGCCCAGCCTGTCCGAGCGCGGCGGCCTCGCGTTTCGTCTGCCGGATCGCGCGCTCGTACCCGCGCTGCTTCTGCGTCGCCTCGTAGAGCTCATCATTCGTCATGCCGTTCACGCGCTCGGGCATCTCGGGCAGGTCGGTGATGCCGGGGAAGTACGGTGTCAGGGAGTGCCCGCAGTTCGCCCCGAGGAGCCCCGTCACGGTGCCGTAGCCGGTCTCCGACACGAGGTCGGGGTACCCCTTCGTGCGCCCCGATCGGGAGAACGCCTTGCCCTGCCAGGCCGCATGCTCCAGCCGGGCGCCCATGTGCGCGGAGGTGTAGACCAGGTCGTGCCCGTACTGGTCGAGCCGCCCCATCGTCATGCGCGCGGAGGCCTGCCCGACCTGCGTCACCACGTGACGCCTCACCGCGACGTCGATGTCGCTCCTGACCCCTGACGCGTAGTCGATGGTGGAGAGGCCCTCCTTCGCGAGCCGCGAGACGGCGCGGCCCATCACACGGCCGATGGGGAGCGCGCCGTGGTTCGTCGCGGCGATCGCCTCGGCGGCCACGTCGTACCACACCTGCTGGGCGCGGTAGGCCATCTTGAGGTTGTTCCGGGCGATTATCTGCGCCACGCCCTCGGCGGTCTCCTCGGCGATGCGCATGAAGGCGGCGGTGGAGCCCGCGGCGCCGCCGCCGATGTAGACGGAGGACAGCAGCTCCACGTCGCCGGTGTCGGCCGCGATGAGGGCGTCGGTGATGAGCCCCGTGCTCTCCTTCGAGATGGCCGGGCCGTAGGAGGCGAGGATCCGCGCGACCTCCTCGCGGTTCATGGCGGCGGCGGTCTCGAGGGCGCGCTGGTCTGAGATGGTGAGCGTCCCGCCGCTGACGAGCGAGGTCACGAGGCGTTGCATCAGCTCGGCGACCATGCGCTCCTCGTGGCCGGACACGAGAGCCGCCGCGAGCTCGGCGATCTGCTCGGGGGTGAGCACGTTAGAACTCCGACGCCGGCAGGCCCTCGGTCTCGGTCATCGCGCGAGCGGTGGCCTCGTCCTCGCCGTACCACTTGACCCGGTACTCCCATGGCTGCATCAGCCCGGCGGCGATGTCCTCCAGGTCACGCTTCCGGCGCGTAGCCGTGTCGTCGATGATGCTGTCGTCGAAGGTCACCGTGATCTCGCCTTCGTCTGGCACTGCGAGCCCGTTGATGGAACGCATGATGCCGAGCACCCCGGTGATGACGCGCGCGATCGCGGGGCCGAGCTCGTTCTCGTGCTTGTGGACGTTGCGGAAGAGGTCCGACTGCTCGGCGTTGACCTCGGTCGCGGTGCGCACCCCCGAGGTGCCCTCGAGCGAGAAGTAGTCGGTGCCCATGCCGCAGCGGGCGCCGAGCATCTCGAGCGCGGTCCTGAGCGCGGTGCGGTTGCTCTCGACGCGCAGGTCGGGGTTGTACTCCTCGATCATCGTGCCGTCGTCTGCCTCGGTCTTGCGGAAGAGCTGCTGGTCGGCCTCGCGCGGCACGACCACGTTACCGGCGGCGTCCTTCCCGAGCATGCGCTCGTCGAGGAAGAGCATCTTCTGCCCGAGCCAGATGTCGCGGTACATGTTGTCGACCGAGGCGTCCACGAGCTTGATGGCACCGATCGCGTCGTCGAAGACCGAGACGCCGAACGGGCCGTAGTCCCAGTACATGTTCTCGAGGCCGGGGCGCACGAGCGAGAAGGTCGGCGCCGTGCTGCCCGTGTCGATCACGGGGGCGATGCCGTCCATCTCGACGCGCCTGCCCTTGTCGTCGAACAGCGCGGTCTCGATGAGGTAGGTGCCGCGCTCCGACATGCGGTGGATCTGCAGCTGGTCGAGTGTCAGGCCGCTGTGTACCACCGTCGAGATGAAGGCGCACTCCGAGCAGTGGTCCTCGTCGTAGGACAGCGGCACGATCTGCCGGGCGTCGAAGCGTTGCGGCACGATGCGCGCGGAAGGCGAGAGCGCCTGGCCCTTCACGACGTTCTCAAGGCGCAGCGCCCACGCCGCGGTACCGAGCGCGAAGGCCCTCTCCACCAGGCGGGGGGCCGACGCCAGGAAGGACGACTCGTCGAGCCACTCCGTGATGAGGGCGGTCGCGTCGTCGTCCTCCGTCGCGACCATGGTCCGCTCGTTCAGGATGAGGCTCGCGTACTCCTGGCAGACCATCCGCGCAGGCTTGACCGTCAGGCGCTCGACCCGGTACGTGGTGCGCCCGTCCGCCGAGATCGCCTCGTAGTCGTACCAGTCGTTCATGGCGGTGTACCAGCCCCACCACGACGCGACCTGTGAGCTCATCGGGACGCTCGGGTCGTAGCCGAGGCTCTTCAGATGTTCTCTCCAGCCCACGGGTTGGCTCTCCTTAGACGTTGGCCCTGCGGGTCGTCACGTGCTCGAGGGCGTAGCGCGCCGCGTCGATCGAGTGGTTGTCCGCATCCGGGTAGCTGCTCACGTACTCGCCTTCCCTGTTGCGCTCGAACTCGTATGCGGTGAACTCGCGCGCCGCCAGTGGGCAGCGCTTCGGGTCTATCACGATCTCCACGCGTGTCGAGATCCACTTCATGCCGTGCTCGACGCTGCCCGGCCCCTTGAGCGCCCGCCTCGCGTCGATACCGAGCGCCCGGTAGTTGTCGACGCTCTTCGGCTCGGCGGAGTCGCACGTGACCGTCTCACGGACAAAGTTGCCGCTCCGGTCACTGAGGGCGGCCTTGACGAGCTCGGCCGTCTGCTCGTTGGAGAGTTTGACGCCGCTGCGCTCGTCGAAGACGAGGAGCCTGCGCTGGGCCGCCTGGTAGTGCATGCGCAGGAACACCCACGGGTCGGGGAAGTACCCCCAGTCCACGCCGTTGTAGACGCGGTCGAAGCCGTCTATCTCATCGTCGGTGATGGCGCGCAGCGTCACGTTCTCGAAGACGTTGCCGCCGGTGCCGACGACCTCGCCGAGGTACTCGTGGCGGTAGGCGCGCTCGTCGAGTTCGGCGAGCTGCTCGGCCTCGAGGATGAACTGCTCGCCGAGCCACTCCGGCGGCACGTCGAGGTAGGTCGTGCGGTAGACGCGGTTGCCGGGTATCCCGGTCGAGAGGTGGCGGTTGACCCAGTTGTTGCGGGACCGCGGCGGGTTGAACGAGTAGAAGCACCAGAACAGGTCGCCACCACGCAGGAGCGACTGGTGGACGGAGCGTACCTCCTCCATGCCGTGGAACTGGTCGATCTCCTCGAACCACACCACCCCGCAGTAGCCCGCGGGGAACTTCAGGCTCTTGATCTTCTCCGGCTCGTCCAGTCCCTCGAAGACGATCTTCTGCCCCGTGGGGCGGTAGGTGATCTCCATCGGCGAGACGGTCGCCTTGAACTTGGCCGAGAGCCCGAGCATGGCGATGGCCCACTGCACCTGGGCGTAGACGGACTTGCGGAGCGTCTTGGCGATCTTGCGCAGCACCACCGCGTTCACGCCGGGGTTCTTGATGAGCAGCAGCAGGAGCTCGATCGAGGCGGCGGAGGACTTCGTCGAGCCGCGGCCGCCGGCGAGCCAGTAGTGCGTCGCGGCGTGGTCCATCACGTCGCGGTGGAGCTCCCACTGGTTGGGGGCGAGGACGTCGTCGAGCAGCACCTCAGCCATCTGAAGGCCCTGGGATGTTGTCGACGATGACGACCTTGCCGTCGTCGCCGCCGGGGCCGTCGTAGAAGCCGCAGAGCTTGTTGAGCTCGGCCGTCGAGGAGACCACGAGCTTGACGGCGTTAGACGGCAGGTCGGCCAGGTCGCGCTTGTCGTGCTCGTCGAAGTGGACCTTGTGACCCGTCGTCTGGCGGATGTGCCCGAGTGCGATCGAGCGGACCTCGAGGAGATCGGCGATCGCCTTCTCGCGCGTCCAGCAGGCGGCTTGCGCGGACAACGCGAGCAGTTCGTCGTGCCTTAGCCTCACGTTAGCTCTATCGAATACGCGGCAGGCAGCTACGTCGATGCTCCTTGGCTTCATCCCTTGGGCGTTGTACGCGGTCAGATAGGCCTCGCGCTGGCTCATGCCGGACACGAGTGCCTGGACGAACCGTTCCTGCTTGGCCGTCAGACGGTCGCTCATGCCCAAAGGATGCGGGCAGCGTCACCGCCCGGATGCGGGAGCGGGCCCCGCCGGCGCCGGTCGAGACCCGCCCTTCCCGCTATGTCGAGCCGCCCCGCACGCCTGAAGAGGCGTCACACGCGGCGGCCTGGCACGCTTTAGCCCCGCGCCTCGAGCTCCTCGAGCCGGGCCACGATCATGTCGAGCTGCCTGATGCTGTCCTCGTCCGGCGTGCCGTCGTAAAGCGTGGCGAACAGCGCGTCGATGGCCGCCCTCACCTCCTCGCTCATCCCTCATCACCTCCGTCCAGCACCGTCAGCGCATCCTCGACGCTCGTCGCGACACCCGCCAGGCCCCCGGCCGCCGCTATCCTCGAAAGGGTGAGCTCCTGCAGCCGCGTCGGCCGGTTGCCCGGCACCTTGACCTCGATCGCGAAGAACCGGCCGTCCAGGCACCCGACGATGTCGGGGATCCCCGCAGCCTGGTACGGGCCGCCGTGCGCCTTGAAGCACCAGCAGCGGGGGAGGTCCCGAAGCGAGCGCATGATCGCATCGACGATGCGCGTCTCCGGCTTGGTGGCCGTCATGGCTCCACCACCGTCGCCCCGAGGGCGGCGGCGAGCTCCTCGACGGTCTCAAACGGTCCCGACGGCGTCTCGGCGATGTCGCGCGCACGCTCGAGCACCGTCCCGAAACGCTCGTCGGCAGCCGCCTCGGTCATCCAGGCCGCATACGCCCGGTGCATCGAGCACTCGGCGGCGAGGCGATGGATCGTCGGCGTCCACCGGTCGCGCTCGGCGGGGTCGAGACACATCGCCCCGACGAGCCGCCTCAAGAGACGCGCGTACTCCCGCCGGTGGTCCTCTCTCGTCATGATCGTGCTCACAGCCTCGACCTCCGCTCTAGGGTTTGATAACGCCTGAAACGCCTTCTGAATGAAAGGCGTTATCACGAAAAACAGCCCCTGACCTGCGGTGTAACGCCTGAAACGCCTGAAACGCCTGTTTCATACCCTGCGTGTATATATCTGGAGTTCGCCAAGCGCCCCCGGAGACGCCGCGAACCTCGCGCGCGTGTATGGTGTTGTTTTCAGGCGTTTCAGGCGTTTCAGGCGTTATCAAGTAAGAGAAACAGCAGGTAGATGTATGTTTTCTCCTTGGAAAAGTGCTCACGCCTTTGATAACGCCTTTCGATTCAGGCGTTATCATCAGAACGGAGCCCCCTTCGCGCCCTCGAGGTCCAGTGTCGGGTCGCTCACGCCCCCGAGCGCCGTCTCCTCTATCCAGAGGACCCGCTTCTGCTCCCCGTAGACCCTCTGGCTGCTCGTGAGGTTCCGCCCGTTCCCGTCCGTCTTGAGCGCCCCGCGCTCCTCGAGCGCCTTCATCGTCTTGCGGTAGCTGAACCCGGAGTTCTCGATCGCCTCGCGGAACGGCGAGGGGTAGACGAGCCACGTCGTACCGCGCTTCTCGCCCAGGAGCGGCCCGTGGAAACCGTTGTCCGAGAACTGTCCGACGCGGCTCCTGAGCCAGTCCTCCACCCAGAGGCACGCCTGCTCGTCCACGTCGCCGGAGGCGGCCACCTCCACCTTGCCCATGATCTCCCGGCCGAGCGCGGCGGCGGAGAACAGCGCGTCGGCCTCGCTCACGCCGTAGAACCACCGGGAGAGCAGCACGTCGGCGGCGAGCACCGTCGCGATGCCGTCGAGGTGGGAGAGCGCGTGGCTCTTGCCGCTCTCGGTCAAAGACTCCCGCACCGCGCCGTAGACGTCCCGCACCGCCCCGTCCCCGGCCTCCACGAGCCGCTCGATGAAGGCCGGCCCCGCGTGCCCGTGGCACTCGCCCGTGAGCCGGTGCATCCCGGCGGCGGCCTCCTCGGACGTGAAGGGCGAGCCGAATATCTCCAGCACGCGGGTCGCCACGCCGGTCTTCGAGGTCGCACCCGAGAGCGGCTCCTCGCCGGTGGCGACCGCCACGGTGCGCCAGTGGCTCTGCGCCTGCAGCCCGCCGTCACGCGCGCCGCGCACCCTGCCCGTGCCGGACGAGAGCGCGTAGACGACCTCGTCGAGCCTCCGCTGGTCGCCCGAGGCCGCCTGGCGCTCGTCGATGCCGAGCGGCAGGTCGCGCATGAGCGCTGCGCGGCGCTCGAGGCCGACGCTCGTGGCGTTGAAGGTGACGAGCAGCACCTCCGGGTCGCCCCAGCACGAGAGCGCCGCCTTGATCGCGGCGGTCTTGCCGCCGCGGGAGGGCCCCCAGTTGTAGACGAAGAAGATGCGCCCGCCGGTCGCCTTCAGAAGGCACGGCGCGAGCCCGGCCGCCAGGATGAAGCGGAAGACGGGGCTCCGCGCGGACTCGCGCCCCATGGCGGCGGTCCAGTCGGCCATCTCTCCCTTGGCCGCGAAGGCGGCCACGACGTCCTCGCTCCCCGGCTGCATGTCGAGCGTGAGCCCCCGCGGGTTGGTCGGCATGAAGCTCTTGTTGCACCAGCCGAGCTCGCGGGCGCTCTTGACGACCTCGACCGCGTCCATGTTCGCCTGCTCGAGCGCCCCGAGCCACCTCACCACGTCGCGCGCGTTCTCGCTCGTGACCTGGGCCCCGAGCGGCGCCAGGACCCCGACGATGCTGCGTGACGAGAACGCGTCCTCGCGATCGGCGGTCACCTCGTGCCACCTGCCGCCGCGCATGAACGAGAGCCTGACGCGCTCCCGCCCGGTGGCGGCGTCCACGATGCGGGCCGAGAGCACGACGGGCGTGGTGGTCACCAGGCGGCTCTGCTGCGTCTCCTCGTTGAAGCGCCTGATACCGCCCGCCCCGACGACCCACCCTGCGGGGCACACGAGGCCGAGGGGCGCCAGCACGTCACCGGGACGGGTGTCGGTGCCCCCTGCGGCGGCGTCGGCCGCCAGAGCGCCCCTCATGGCCTCACGGAGCGCCTCCTCCGCGCCGGCGGGGTCTTTCGCGTAGAGCTCCGAGGGGTCCTTGGCGTCCCCCGGCGTCGAGAAGCGCCTCACGGCGACCTTGCCCGCGAGCTCGCGGGCCACCCGCTCGACGAAGACCCTCGCGCCGTCGTCGCCCTCGTCGTGGACGAGCACCTCCTTGACGTGCGGGGGCAGCCACTCGCCACGGAAGGTCGAGGCGCCGGGCACGCCGTACGCGGCTATCCCGAGGCTCCAGAGCGCGTGGCAGTCGCTCTCGCCCTCGACGAGCACCACGGCGGCGTCACCGAGGCCCCTGAACAGGCCGTAGAGCCCGAGGGCGCCCTGCATCCGGCCGCCGCTCGTGACCCAGCTGAAGCGCTTCTCCGCGTCCGGGCGCATGCGCCGCCTGACGGCCCCGCCCGGCTCGCCCGGCGCGTACGGGATGAGCACCGCGCCGCGGCTCGAGCTGAGGCCCCAGGAGGCGAGGAGCGCCTCGTCGAGGCCCTTCTCGGCCGCGTAGGCTGCCACGTCGTAGGGCGCGACCGGGGCCGCCTTCTTGCGCGGCTCGGCGTGCCTGGTCACACCGGCGAGCTCGCAGAGCATGCGGTCCGCCTCCTTCGTGGAGATGTCGAGGCGGCGGGACAGGAACGTCGTCGGGTTGCCCTGGCCGCACCCGGCCTCGCACTTCCACATGCCGTTGTCGGTGGTGAACCAGAACGCCGGCGTCCTCGTGTTGTCGTGCAGCGGGCAGAGCCCCATGTGCTTGGACCCCGAGCGCTTGATGCGCCCGACGCCGTGGCCGCGGTAGAAGTCCACCCAGTCGATCGTCCCGTCCTCGTATCCCACCGGCATGTCGTCCCCGTCCCTCGTATCAGGAGTGTCGTGTGCCCCGGACCCGCCGCCGCGACGAGACGGGCGGCGGGTCCGGGCTTGGTCGAGCGTGGCCTAGCCGGTGAACGCGAGCGTGGTGGAGGTGATCGCCACGGTGCAGGCGACACAGATCCTCCGTACCGGGTCGTCGCCGAAGCTGGCGAGCGGCCCGTGAGCCGTGCCGCAGACGCAGCAGAGCACGGAGACGTCGACCTCGTCCCCCGCCTCCGTCCGGTATCCACTAGAACGGGGCCTCCTCGGTGTCATCGGCCGTCGCGGCCGCTATCGCCGGGGCGCAGGCCGACACGACGGAGAGCAGGCCCTTGCCGTAGTTCTCGAGCCACCGCTGCTGCTCGGCGGCGAGCTCGCGGGCGCCGTCGGTCTCGACGATCGAGAACGTGGCGCGGCTGTACTTGATGCCGCTCGAGGACTGCGCGGGCTCCAGGCCGATGCGCGTCACCACCGAGTACCAGTGCCGCCCGCGGGCCATGAGGCTCTTGACGGCGAAGGTGCGCCACGCCTTGAGGCTCGTGGCCGGCAGCGGCAGCAGCAGCGGGATCAGGTCGCCGGAGCGCAGGATGTAGAGGTGGCGGCGGTTCTTGCACGCCTTGCCGCCGGACGGGTCGCTCCCGAACTGGTTGAGCCAGCAGCTCGCGCAGTCGTGCGGCAGCGCCGGGTCGTCCGTCTCGCCCGTGGAGTGGTCCACGCCGCGGTCGCCGTGGCCGGTCACGCCGTCGGGGGAGACGCAGTCAGGCGGGGTGTTGCCACCGGACTCCTCGAGGCCCTGGGCCCAGTACGCGTTCGTGGCGTGGTGCGCCACGATGACGCCCTCGATGGACTTGACGACCTCGGGGTCGTTCGGGTCGTCGGGGTTCTCGATCTCGAAGGCGGGCGAGCCGCCGGAGGGCATCTTCACCCGCGTGAAGAGCAGCATCCCCAGGCTCGCGGGGTCCTCGCCGAGCTCCGCGGCGATGGTCGCCACGTCGAGCGCCGCGCCGGGCTCCATCACGGCGAGCGGGTAGTCCGTCTTGACGGCGAGCGCCGTCTTCTTCGTTGCAGTCGTCATGTCGCTCTCTCCCTTGCTTCTCTCAAGACCGGGCGGTCTTGCGCATGTTGCACTTCTGCTTGTTGAACACCGTCACGAGCCCGCCGAGCTCGGGGGGCAGTGCCTCGCCCTCGCCGACGAGCTCGCGCAGCGTCGCCTGGACCGTCTGCGGGTTGGCGGTGACCTTGAAGATGCCGCCGCGCCCGAGTGCGTCCATCACCTCGTGGAAGTCGTCCATGTGCGCCGCCTCCACGCGGTAGTAGTCCTTGACGTCGGGGCTGAACGTGTAGCCGTTGGCGGCTATCTTGGACAGGCCAGCGTCGACCATCGCGTCGAAGAGCGCGGCGTCCGCGGCCTCGTACGCGCGGTTCGCCTCCTTGACCGCCGCCTCCGCGGCCTCCTTGGCCTCACGCGCGGCGATCATCTCCGCCGCCAAGGCGTTCAGGTCCGCCACGTCTCCCACCTCCTCGCGCCTCGTCCCTCGTGCATCGCTCCTCCTTCCTCCGAACGCGGCATCGCCGCGCCTCTTCGCCCTCGCCTCATCGGTGCCGGTCGGGCGGATGCTCCGGCAGACGCCCTAACGCGGCGTTTCGGCTTTGTCCCTGAACACCCCGGCCCCCCGATCGACCACCAGGCGCGCCACGTCGCACTTGCGCGCGAGCGCCTCGGCGATGAGCTCGTCGACGGTGTCGGCGGCCACGAGGTTGTAGTACGTGCAGTGCTGGCTCTGGCCGATGCGGTGGATGCGCGCCTTGGCCTGCTCGAAGTCGGCGAAGTTGAACGAGGTCGAGCAGAAGACCATGGTCGAGGCGGCGGTGAGTGTGATGCCCGCCCCGCCCACCTGGATCTGGGCCACGAGCACCCGCGCGTCGTCGTCCTCCTGGAACCTCCTGACGAGCTCGCCTCGCTCGGCCTGGGGCGTGTCGCCCGTGAGCGTGAGCGCGCCGGGTATCCTCGAGGCGATGCGCGCGATCTCCGAGCGGAAGCGGCAGAACACCACGACCTTGCCGCCGCCCGAGACGGCGTCCTCCACGAGCTCGACGGTGGCGTCCACCTTCGAGGAGCCGAGCTCGACGGGCCTGCCCTCGTCGGTAGGCACGACCCCCGAGGTGATCTGCTGGAGGCGGAGCAGGCGGGTCAGCACGTTCGTGACGCTCACCTCGCCGCCCTCGAACTCCGCCACGCTCTCCCGCGCGAGCTGGTCGTAGGCGCGGCGCTCGTGCGCCGACAGCACGACCGGCACCGTCACGTCGGTCGTCTCGGGGAGATCGAGCGCGTCGGCCTTCGTGACCCGGTACGCGATCCTGTGCGCCCGTCTCACCAGCTCGTCGAGCGCCCGGTAGCCCACGACCTGCTTGCCCTCGAAGCCGCCCATCACGGCGTAGCGGGCGCGGAACGCGTAGTAGCTCGGGCCGAAGACGCCCTCGTCCAAGAACCGCCACTGCGCGAACACGTCGAGCGGCCCGTTCGTGACCGGCGTGCCGGAGAGCGCGAGGCGGTGGCCCGCGTGCCTGCCGATGCGCGTGACGCCCTTGGTCTGCTTCGTGGCGTGCCCCTTGATGCGCTGGCTCTCGTCGGCGACGACCAGGTCGGGCGACCACGCCGCCAGCTCGTCCTCGAGCCGCCACGAGCTCTCGTAGTTGACGATCGCGACGGTGAGCGGCGCGCCCTGTGACGCGCACCAGGCGAGCTGCTTGAGCGCCTCGACGCGCTTGGCCCTCGTGCCGACGAGCTCGCGGCTCTCCGCGCCGGGCAAGAACGCCGCGATCTCGCGCGTCCACACCGGCACCACCGAGCCCGGAGCGACGACGAGCACCCGCTCGACGTCGGCGGTCACGTGCAGCCTCGCCGCGATCTCGAGGGCGGCGAGCGTCTTGCCGCACCCCATCTCCATCAGGAGCGCGAAGCCGCGCCCGCCCCGCTCGAAGTGCTGCATGGCGGCGGCGACCGCCTCACGCTGGTGCGCGTAGGGGCGGGCCGAGGTGAGCCACCTGCCGTCGTCAGCCGGCCGCTCCCTGACCTCGGGCTCGGGCAGCAGCGCCTCTATCTCCGGCGGCAGGGGGCAGAGCGCGGCGAGCGAGGCGGCGTTGCCGGGCGTCGCGTCGACGACCCAGGCCTTGAGGCCCGCGGCCCAGACCGCGCCGTCGAGAGCGGCGAGCGCCTCGCGCTGGCGGTAGGCGTCTTGGACTGCGATAACCCCGTGCGGGAGCAGCGTGGCGTTCACTCCCCGTCGCCGTCCTTCGCCCTGGGCGCCTTGGCGCCGAGGTCCTTGCGCTTGCGGCTCAGGCGCTGCTTGGCGGTGTCGTAGTCGCGCTTCGCATCGAGCGCGAGGCGGCGGTACTCGAGATCGTGGTTGGTGGTGAGCGCGCGCAGGTGGCACAGATCGCAGACGCCCGAGGGCGTGTTGATGAACCGCTTGCCGCACGAGGGGCAGAGCAGCCCTGGGTTGAGCCGCACGATGATGCGCAGCTGCGCCTCGGACATTTCCCGGACATCGAAACCGCCGGGCCGCTTCTTGACGCTCACGCCGAGCCGCGACGCTTTGCGCCGCACGCACTCCACGTCGCGGTCGAGCACGATGGCGAGGTAGTGCGCCCCGAGCGGGGCGAGCACCGCGATCGCGTGCTCCTCGCCGTAGGTGTAGGGGCCCGTCCTCATGAGGCGGCCCTGAGGCGCGCCGAGGCGTCCACCAGGCGCTTGTACGTCCTCGCCTGCACGCTCCTCTGCCCGCGCTGGGGGAGCGAGCGGCGCGACACGCCGCACTCTTGTGCGATCCGCTCGGTCGGGAAGCCGTCGGCCTGCAGGCGCTCGATGAGCCGGAGCGCCGCGCGGGCGGGCACGAGGGCGCTCGAGGCCGTCGGGATGGGGGCCTGTGCCGGGAGCGACATGATCGCCGCCGCCGAGTCCCGCCTGATGCCCGGCCGCCAGCCGTTATGGCAGTAGCGGACGGTGTTGTACGAGACGCCCGCCTGCTCGGCGATCGCGCGGGTGCGCCACCCGTTGCGCAGGAGCGTCTCGATGCGAGCGGCGACTGGTGCGGCGTCGACGGTGCGGCCGGGGTCGAGCTTCCACTCGCGCTGGTAGTCCCTCCGGGCGTCGCAGCAGGCGAGGCACGAGCAGCCCGCGGTGTACCGGGCGATGGTGCCGTGCGGCTGGGCGCAGGGGCGCTGCGGCCTCATCGTCCACCCGCCAGGTGGATGATGCGCGCAACAGAATCGCGGGCTTCGCGCTCACGTAGAGAGGTTGGAGCATCACCGTAGTCGAGCATCGCAAGAGCCGCTGTAGCCCAGGCGAGAATCGCCTCGAGGCGGTAGTCGGTCGCCTGCGTCGGATGGAAACGGAACGTCTTGTCACGTCCGTCGCTCACGGCCTCGGGCTGCTCCGGGTACGGCTCGCCGACGAGATTGCACGGGTCGGCCCCGCAGTCCGTGTTCGACGGGTCCTTGCGGCAGTCCTCGACGTGGTCGCAGTGCTCGAACGTCGGAACGCTAGGCTGCTTCACGGCGGTACCCCCCCCCGGTCGCCGTCTTCGGCTTCCCGTGTGCCCGCGTCTTGTGGAGCGCGAGCGCCTGCGCACTCCCGAAGTCCCGGTCGCAGCCCTGGTGCGTGCACTCGTGTCGTGGTGCGGTCATCGCGTTCCTCCTCAGCGTTCGCGGAAAGACTGGTGCGGGGTTCTGCCGTGCCTCGACGGCAGAGAAGAAGTCGTCGGGCTGCATGGCTAGGGCGTCTGCCCCCAGTGCCGTGCGAGGGCGGCGTCGCCACCGTCGGCGTAGACCTTCACGAAGCGGTAGCAGGAGCAGGTGCCGCAGAGCTTCCAGTCGCTCGCGCCGTGGCTGCACGCGCCCGATCCCCAGGCGTCGGAGAACTGGAACAGGCCGTAGTGCCCGTTCGGGTTCACCGCGGCGGGGTCGCAGCCGCTCTCACGTGACGCGACACGCACACCGGTGCCGACGATGTACGTGGTCTCTGCGTCGGTCAGGCCGTAGTGCGAGGCGGCGGCCGTAAGCGCGCCCGTCACGGCGGCCTGACCGGCCGCGCCGGCACTCGTGCGTATGGCCTTCGGGGCGGCGGTGGTGCGCCGTGACTGCGGCTGCGCCTCGGGCGTGGCCTTGAGCGCGTCGATGGTGATCTGCGCATCCTCGTACCTGTCGCGGAAGAGCTCGGCCTCGGCGGTGGCTGAGGCGACCGACGCCGCGAGCTCGTCGGTGAGCTCGTGCATGGCGGAAAGCGACGTCTCGAGCGAGTACGCGTAGTCGGTGGCCTGCGCCGCCGTCTCCTGCGCCGTCCTCGTCTCGGCCACCGCGGCGGTGGCGAGCTCGTTGCCGTCGGCCAGGCCCGACGTGCGGCCTACCGAGAACGCCACCAAGAGCGCGACCACGCCTGCCGCCACGAGCAGCCACACCGGCAGGCGCCTCTCGGTACGCGGCGCGAGCGGGGTCGGCTCGGGGGCGGGCTCGGGCGTCGGCTCCGGCTCGGCGTCGAACTCCGGGCCGGGGAACCAGTCGATCGAGCGCAAGGAATCGTCGTCGTCGATCGGGATCACCAGCGGCCTCCCTTCGGGTAGGTGGTCAGGAGCGTGCGCGCGAAGTGGCGGCGCGCGGCATCGGCACGGACGCGGCGGATCAGGTAGTCCTCGTAGCGCTGCCCGAGCGCGATGAGCGCGGCGGCGGTCCCGGCCCCGAGTGCGAAGTACATGAGCTCGTTCATGACGCGGCTCCTCTCGCGCCGAACGTCCGGCGCATCCACGCCACCGCGAGCTCGTCGTCGACGAGCTTCCGGCGGCCCTGTCTGATGTGCGGCAGCGGGTCGCTCTCGCGCCGCAGGTACTCGTAGACCGCGTTGATGCCGAGCGAGTTGGCCTCGGCCCACGCGGCGGGGGTGTAGAACGTGCGGGGGGCCGGGGCCTGCTCGGTCGGGGCGCTCATCGCTCGGCCCCAGTGAGACTAGGGGCTGAGGGCAGCAGGAGATCATTCGGATCCGTGCCGGTTATCTCCGCGAAGCGCATGATGTGGTCAGCCCGCGCCCTGCGGATGTCGGCCTCGAGCCGCTGTACCGTGCCCACAGAAACGCCCATGAGCTGCGCGATCTCCACCTGCGTGAGCCCCTTGTTCACGCGGGCGGCTCTCGGTGTGATGGTCATCGGACCTCCTTCGTGGTCTAGCGATACTAGGGACGATACTGGACCGCAACCCCTATTGCAAGTAGGAAACACAATAAATAGTTGATATTCTCCCGAATCCTGCCGATAATCCCTACGCAGGAGGTGCAGTGATGAGCACTGCGTTCGCACGGAATCTCGACGCCTTGATGGCGAAAGAGGGCCTCACCCAGCAGGCTGTCGCCGACATAGCCGGTGTGAGCAACCAGCTCGTCTCGAAGTGGCTGAGCGGCGCGGTGAAGGCGCCTCGCGCCGACAGGCTCGACCTGATCGCCCGACGGTTCGGAGTCAGGCGTCCGTTCGATATCATGAGCGAGGGCGGAATCGACTACCTCCTCGGCATCGCCGCCGAGACCCGCGCGCCCTACACCTCGGACACCTCAGCGCCCCTGTACGGCCGCATCGCGGCGGGGACGCCCGTGGAGTCGCTCGTGGTGGAGGACCGCCTCTGGTGCCCTCCTGACGTGCTCGGGGCGCATCCGCGGGGGTTCTTCCTCAAGGTGACGGGGGAGAGCATGAACCGCGTGCTGCCGAACGGCTGCTTCGCGTTCGTCGACCCGGACGCCGAGGTCTCATCAGGCGACGTGGCGGCCGTCAACGTCAACGGCTACGACGCCACGATCAAGCGCTACCACAAGATGAGCACGAGCGTGGTGCTCCAGGCCGAGTCGGCCGACCCCGCCGAGCGCGACCTCGTCTTCGACTACTCGAAGCCGGACACGGACGAGGTGACGGTCATCGGGCGCGTCGTGTGGCGCACGTTCCCCGTCGAAGCGAGGCTCTGACCGTGCGCTCCGCCAGGGACAGCGTGCGCGACCTAGGCGGCGGCAGGTACCGCGTCGCCATCACGGTCGGCTACGACCCCGAGACGGGCCGCCAGGTGCGCGTCGACAGGACCTTCCGCTGCACGAGGCGCGAGCTGCCCGAGCGGATCGAGCGCCTGCGCCGGCAGTACGGCACGGTGGACGCCGCGTTCTACGGGTCGATGAGCGTGCCGGCCTTCATCGACGAGGAGTACCTGCCGACCCGCGAGCTCGCCGAGACGACGCTCCGCGGCTACGAGGCCACGATGCGCAACCACATCCACCCGCTGTTCGCCCGCCTCAAGGTGAAGGACGCGAACAGCCACGCGATCGCGCGCGCGCTCGGCTCGATCGAAAGCCCCGGCGCCCGCCTGAACGCCTACAAGATGCTCTCGGCCGCGTTCGCCTACGCCCTCGGGTCCGGCATCGTCGACGTGAACCCGATGGCGCGCGTCCCGAAGCCCGAGCTCGCCGCGTACGAGGCTGACATCTACGACCTCGAGGAGGTGCTCGCGGCCTTCGAGGCGGTGCGCGGCATGGACATCGAGCCGGGCGTGCTCATCGCCTTCTCCTGCGGCACCAGGGCGTCTGAGACGTGCGCCCTTGACTGGGGCGACCTCGCGCTCGCGAGCGGCCCCAACGGGCCCTCAGGGGCGCTCACGGTGGACGACAGCTACCACCGCCTGCCCGGCAGGCGCGTGACCAAGGAGCCGAAGACGAAGCGCTCGGCGCGCGTGGTGGCCATCCCCGGCTTCGTCGTGGAGCGCCTGCTCGAGATCCGCGGCGACGGGCGCATCGGCCCGATCATGGCCGACCGTACCGGGCAGCGCATGACGCCCGACGGCTTCTCGCACCGCTGGCGGCGGCTCACCTGCGAGCGCAAGGACAAGGCCGGCCGCGTGATCTACACGCCGCCGGTGCGCCACATCGAGCTCAAGAACGCCCGGCACACCTCGATGACGCTGCTGCTCGGCCTCGGGGCGAGCGTGCACGACGCCGCGATCCGCGCCGGGCACTCGCGCGACTCCACCACCGACGACCGTTACGTGAAGCGCCTCAAGGTGGCCGACCACGGCAACGCCGAGCGCATCGACGACGCGGCACGGCTCGCGCTATCGCGCGCTAAGGGGGCGTCGTCGCGAGGGGTCGGAGGGGTCGGGGCGTGAGCAGCGTACCGGCCTTGACCTGGGCGCATGCCCTCCCACCTGCGGCTTCCCGAGGTGGTGTCGCGGCCTGAAAATCCCCGTGTCGGCGGTTCAAGTCCGTCTCTGGCCACCACCTGTGACCTGCGGAGACGCCCCCGAGAGGGGGCGTCTCCTGTGTCTTGGAGGCGCTATCTCGCGCTAACGGCGCATGACCGGGCGGGGCGAAGGGGCGGCCCCGCTCCTGAGGGGGGTAGGAGCGGGGCCAGGGAGGAGGAGCCACGCGACTCGGCGGTCGCGGAACTCACACTGGGGGGAGGGTGCGCCCGGTCACTCGGGGTCGGGTGTCAGGTTCAGCAGCGCGAGGATGGACGCCAGGAGCGCGACCACCTGCGACGCGGTATCGACCCCGGCGTTCACCTGCTCGGGCGTGACGAAGCCCGAGGCGAACGCGGCGACGGCGATGACGATGGCGCCGACGTACACGGCTTTGCGGTACTTGGCGGGGATGCTCATAGCGCCTCCTCGGTCGGTGTGTCGCCGGGTGGCCCGGCGAGTCTTGCCCGGCGGTCGCCGGGATTGTACGTAGCGCAGGTGGCGGCGTTCGCACAGAACCCCATCGTCGTGACGGTCAGGACGAGGTTCCGGTAGTCGCGCTCGACCTCGCTGATGCGCACCTCGAGCGCCTTCTTCTCGCGAAGCCACTCCTGCTCGCGCTTGTGCCACTCCTGCTCGCGGCGCTCGCCCTGGCACGCGAGCTCGTTGTGCGTCGCGACGAGCGTCTCGTTCTGCGCGGAGAGGAGCACGTTCTGCTCCTTCAAGAGCTCGATCGTGCGGTCGACCTCGGCGTCAGCGCGGATCTGCTGCTCGCGGTCCTCCCGCTTCCACGTATGGCGGCCGTTCACTAGGAAGCTCGCGACCGCCACGGCAGCTGAGACTATGGCGATCGCAGCGGCAAGGCCCAGGTCCACTAGTAACCCAGCGCCTTCCAGGTCCTCGGGCCGACGATCCCGTCGACCACGAGACGCTTCTTGCGCTGGAAGTCCTTCACCTCGGTCAGCGTACGCGGCCCGAAGACGCCGTCGACGGCGAGGCGCGGCGAGGCGCCGGCCTTGTTGAGCGCGGCCTGGAGCGTCCTGACGGCACCGCCGACGCTGCCCCGGCGCAGGAGCGGCATGGGCCGTGCCGGGAGAGGTGTCGCCGGTGGGGCGGGCGGCTTCGTGCCGGGGGCCTTGTACGCGCGGCCCGAGTAGGCGGCGAGGCCCTTCACGGTCGCCTCGGCGAACTCGTCGAGCGAGCGGCGGATCTCGGCGGCCTCGTCTGCGCGATCATGGAAGGCGTACTCGACGATGACGGCGGGGGCATGCGTCTCGCGCGTCTCGTAGTACTTCGCGTTCGCCCAGATGCCCACGTCGGGGTTGTCCGAGGCGGGCGAGATCGCGGCGAAGAGAGCGCGGGCGAGTGAGGCACCCTTCTTCGAGCCAGGGTAGTGGATGAGGAGCGTGCCCGTCGCACCGGCGCCTCCCGCGTTCGTGTGGAGCGCGACGTGCTCGGTCGCGTCAAGCACGTTGCTCTTGCGCACCTGGCCGCCGACTGAGCCTTCCTTGATGACGCGGCAGGTGATGCCCCACCCCTGCGCGTCGACGCGCTTCTTCACCTTGTCGGCGAGCTTCCCCATCCACGCCTGCTCCGAGTCGGCGATGCCGGTGCCCTCGCCGGTGTACTGGTTGTGCGGCTGCTGCGACGGGGAGATCACGAGATTCTCGAGCATGGAGCCTCCTCTTCTTGGAGCCATGGTCGCCCACGGGTCACTGGGCCTACGCCGTGCGCCGCCAGATCCTCACGACGATGTACGGCGGCAGGTTGTTGTGCGCCTGGCCGCTTCCCGCCGATTTCGTGATGAGGGCGTTCGCGTACGCGGCACTCGTCGCCCGGACTGGGGCGGTCGACCCGGAGCCGGCAGTACCGCCGGCGTCGAGCAGGTGGGTGTGCGACGGCATCTCGGCCGCGGAGAGCGTGTGCGTCTTGGCGCCGTCGGTCTCGCCTAGCGTGTCGAAGCTCGCGTCGCTCGCGTCCAGGCCCACGAGCACGCGGCCCGCCGCGTATGCCTCCCAGGTGGTGCCCGGCCAGCGGTCGCCGGGGGCGGTCGTGCTCGTGGTGGTGTACAGGTCTCCTACCGCGTACTGGCAGTTGCCGACCGCACCGATCGCGACGAGCACCGTCTGCTGGAGCAGCATGACGACGCGGGTGCCCACCGGCGGATCCCCGACGCAGGAGACCGCGGGGGTCGGGTCCGCGTCCCCGTCGATGACCACGGCGAGCGGCGAGCTCGTCTCCACGGTGCCGTAGAGCACGCGCGGCGCCGGCCGCGGCTTCTGCTGCCCAGCGAGCGGGAGCGCGTCGGAAAGGGAGAACCCGTCCATCTAGACGAACCTCCGCATCGCTGTCGTGGTCGGCACCCCGGCGACCAGCTGCATCTCCTTGGACTGGACCACCATGAGGTAGTCGACCCCGGCCTGCGCGTAGTGGAGCCGTACCACGTCGCCCGTGGCGATCGGAGCGAACGTGTGCCGGACCGTCCCGATGTTGACGTTGCGCGCGGAGGACACGAGCAGCAGGTCCGCCCTCGCCTGGAGCGCCTCCTGCGACTCGATGTCGGAGACCTCCTCGTAGCGCACGATGCGTCGCCCGCGCGAGACGGTCGAGAGCGCGGAGGCCGGGTCGTCGTTCTCGGAGACTGCCGTCATCGCCGTCTCGGCGTTGGTGCTCACCACCACCACCACGTTCGGCGTGCCGTACCAGTCGAGCGCGTCGGTGACCGGGGGGATGAAGATGCTCGCGTCGCCGTCGGCGAACGTCCAGGCGGGGAGCCGCCCGGCCACCTCGGCGTACGGCTCGAGCACGACCGACCCGTAGGCGTCGACATCGGCGCTGCGGTAGCCCGCGAAGCCGAGGAGGCCGTTCACGACCTCGAGCATGCTCTTGCCGGCCTCGAACACCGCGTCGACGGTGGTCTCGGACGGCGTCTCCTGCGGGGTCACCACGGCGGACAGGCCGGCCGCCTCGACGAGTGTGCGCGCGTACCCGACCGCCTCGGTGCCCGCCGCGACCGTGAGGGTCTCCTCGAGCTTGTCGTCGGCGAGGATGAGCAGCGTCGAGTAGAGCTCGACGGAGGTCACCACGTCGGGGCCGAGCCGTTCTCGGGAGGGCGTGGAGACGAGGAACGTCCCGAGCACGACCTCGGTCACGGTGCCGTCCTGCTCGGCGACCAGGCTCACCCTCACCCGCTCGTCGCCGAGGTCGGCCTCCCCGGCTATCGTGAGCGTCCCGGAGACCTTGAGCGCGGTGTTGAGGTTCTCGCTGATCGTCCCGCCCGTGACGCCATCGAGCGGGCCGAGGTGCGCGCCCGCCTTGCTGAGGCGCAGGTACTCGAAGCGCTCGTGCCGTGTCCGTGTCCAGTCCATCTAGCCGGTCCGCCGCATCTCGACCGTGACCTTCACGATGCGGGGCCCGGAGCCCTCGGACAGGCCGACGAGCGCGCCCCCGACGAAGCGCCTCCCGCGCATGTCGCGGTACATGACCTCCCCGCCGTAGCGCGCGAGCGCGTCGAACGCGGCCTCCTCGGCCGAGTCCTCCCAGACATCGCCCGAGACGGACACCGTCTCGTCGAGCGCCTCCCCGGTCACGAGGAGCGGGAAGGCGCGGCCCGCGGTCTGGTAGTAGCGCTGCTCGGGTGTCACGCCGCCCCCGAAGCCCACGTTCGCCGCGAGGCGCGCGAGCGTCCCGTAGCCGGGCCCCCAGTTGAAGAAGCAGTACGGCCCGCCCGGCACGGTGAGGTCCACGTCCGCCGAGGTCGCGGCCGAGGGCAAGGCGCTCCAGGCCACGACGCGGTACGTGTTCACCACGCCGAGGGCGGGCATGTAGTCGGTCACCGTCCCGTTCGGGCCGACGCCGTCGGAGACGACCTCGGCCAGGCCGCCCGTGATGCGGTGGACGGTGTTCGAGACGACCGCCGGCTCGCCCCCGCTCGGCGCGGGGTTGTCGATGGTGATGGCGACGCTGCCCGTCTCGGGGTCGAACACGGCGCTCAGGGCGGGCTGCATCGGGGCGGTGTAGTCGACATCGACCGTGACGGCGTCCTCGGCGCTCCAGAGGCCGTCGGCGTCCCGCACCATCACGCCGATCACGTAGGTGGCGCCGTCTGAGAGGACGTAACCGATCGTCGCCGATCCCGCATCGTCGGAGACGGTCTGCGTCCAGAGCACGGTCGTGCCGTCGGCGGCGTAGAGCGTCACCTTGCGTGCGCTCTGCGCGGTGCTCTCAGCGTCGTAGTACGCCCACCCGACCGTGGCGGACGGCCCCGTGAGGGTGTCGAGGTCGGCGGGGCTGCTGATCGTCGCCGTCGGCCGGGCGCTCGCCAGAAACGTCTTAGTCGCCGACCACGGGCTGTACGCCGGGGCGGTCGCATACTGGCCCCAGGTGCGCACCTGCAGCTCGTAGGTGTTCCCGTTGGCGAACGTGCCGGCCGCGAACGTGCGGCCCTGGGTGGTGCTCGTGATCTTGCCGGTGGTGCTCCAGCTCCCGGCGCCGACGACGCGGTACTGGACCTCGTAAGCGGTCTGCGCCGTCCCGTCGACCGGGTTGTGCTGCCAGGCGAGGGCGATACCCTCCGTCGCGTCCGCGGCGGCCTTGATCGCGAGCGCTGTCGGGGCGGCGGGGTTCGTGAGCAGCACCACGGTGTTCGAGGTCGCCTGGGCCGACGCGAGCGCCCCGCGGTACGCCTTGACCTGGTAGGTGTGTGTCACGCTGGAGGAGGGCGCGACATGGGTGTGCCCGGTGACACCGGCGCCGAGCGTGGCGAGCAGCGAGTATGCGCCGCCGTCCTGGCTCTCGTAGACCTTGAAGCCCTCCTCGGCGGTGCTGTTGTCGGTCCACGACAGGACGATATCCGAGACGGCCTTCGCCGCGACGAGGTCCGACGGGGCGGCGGGCGTCGTGTAGACCGAGGCCGACGCCGTCGAGGTCGCGCTCCCGCCCGTGTTGGCCACGTAGACGCGGTACTGGTACTCGCGGTCGGCCTGCACGGTCGTGTCCGAGTAGCTCGCCGACGTGAGCCCCGTCTTGATGGTCGCCCAGGCCCCCGTGACGTTGTCCCATCGCTGGAGGTTGTAGGTCGTGTACGGGGCTCCCGAGGTGGCGTTGCTCGTCCACGAGACGTTGACCTGACCGTCGGAGATGCGCGTACCGGCCACGCCACTCGGGGCCGTGGGCGCCGTGTACGGGCGCTGCCCGGTCGACCAGGACCCCGAGACGACGGCCTGGTAGCCCGTGCCGACGGCCTCGACGCCCGAGAGCGAGGCGGAGAAGCTCGAGGGCGTGGTCGCGGTGTAGCTCGGCGCGAAGGTGCGCGAGACGGTGCGGATGAGCTGCTGGTTCGCACTCGCCCAGCTCGTGTTCGAGTCGGTGTCTATCGTCACGTCCGCCGTCGAGTCGAGCGTGTCGGTGCCCGCGCACGCGAACGTGTTCGAGGTGTCCGAGACGCTCCACTTCGTCCAGACCCAGATGTCGAGGTAGAGCGTCACGCTCGACGTGCCGGCCACGACGGCGGCGGGCGACTGCCGGAACTCGTAGCCGAGCCGCATCTGACCGCCGGAGGACGCGCCGACGACGTTGCCCCACGTGACAGCCATCTACATCGCCTCCATGGGGACCATGCGCTGGTAGCGCTTCACGAGCTTCATGAGATCGGAGAAGACCTGCTGCGCCGCCGGATCGCTCGAGGGGATACTCACGTCGCCGATCTGGTAGTAGGTGGTGGTCGAACCCGCGGGCCCGACCGCTCCTGCCGTCCCGAGGCTGGGCGCATACCCGGCGAGGCGGAGGCCGGATCCGGGCGAGACGGCGAGCGCCTGGGCGAGTGGTGACGCCTTCGCCGCGTCGACCATCGAGGCCGCCGTGTCGGCGACCGCGCCGACAACGGCCTTCGTGTTATCGGCGATGCCGCCCTCCCAGCCCTCCATGACCGCCTTGCCCACGAGCGCGAACACCTTGGACGGGCTCTTGATCCCGAGGAAGTCCTTCGCGGCGTCGAGCGCCTTCCTCGCAGCCTCCCTCACGGCGTCCTTGAGTCGGCCGATCGAGGCCGTGACGCCCGCGATGATGCCGCTGATGAGGTCCTTGCCCGCGGCCTCGAACTTCGACGCGAACTCCGGCAGCACGTCTTTCGCGCCCTCGATGAGCTTGCCGACGGCGTCCTTCAGGCCGGCCATGACCTTCGGGACGGCGTTCACGATGGCGGTGAAGAGGTTCACGGCGGCCGAGATGAGCGCCCCGACGAACGTCGGGATCAGCGTCACGATCTTGACGATGAGGTCGATGACCGCGCTCGTGAGCTTCGGCATGATGACGGGCAGGGCTGCAACGATCCCGAGGAAGAGCGCTATCGCGGCGTCGAGCAGCATCGGGAGCAGCTCGGGCAGCATCTCCACGATCGTGGTGATGAGGGTCACGATACCGTCAAGGAGTGCGACCTGCATGAGCGGCAGGGCTGCAACGATCCCGAGGAAGAGCGCGATCGCGGCGTCGATGACGAGCGGCAGGAGTGTCGGGAGCGTCTGAAGCAGCGTGTCGATGCCCTCGATCAGGGCCGTGATGAGCGCGGGGATGACCACCGGGAACGCCTGCGCGATGCCGGACAGCAGCGTCACGGCCGCCTCGATGATGAGCGGCACGGCGGCCACGATGGCCTGGATGATGCCGGTCAGCACGCTCGGCAGCGCCTGCACGAGGGCCAGGACGACCGTCACGAGCGCGTTCACCACCGCGCCGACGAGGGCCGGGATGATGGCCGGGAGCGCGGCCGCGATCTGGAGCACGCCATCGAGGACCGCGTCGACGAGCACGGGGATGAGGCCGGGCACCGCCTTGGCGACCGCCACGATCAGCCCCGCCACCGCCGCGACGAGCGGCGGGACGAGCGCCTGGATGCCGGAGGCGAGCAGCCCGACGAGCTTACTGATGCCGTCTTGGAGCTGCTGGGCGGCCGTGGCCGGGTCGAACCCCTGCAGGATGTCGAGCTTGCTCATGCCGCGCGAGCCCTCGAGGATGGCGGAGAGGCCGCCCACGATTCCGTAGAGCGCGTCCTTGAACGTCCCGACGCTCGCGATGATGTCGGGACCGAACGCGGCGCCGATCGCGTCCCCGAGCATCTGGAGCGCGGTCGTGCCGACCTGCTGGATCTGCTCGAAGGCGAAGCCGAGCGCGTTGATGCCCACGGTCTGCTCGTCGAAGGCGGCGTCGGTCGCCCCGGCGGCCTGCCCCATCGCCGCGAGCTTCTCGGTGTATATGTCAGCCTGCGGTCCGGCGAGCGCGAGCGCGAGGGTCTGCCCCTCGATGCTGCCGATGTAGTCCTGCAGCGGCTGCCCGGACGCCTCGGCCGCGTCCGTGAGGATCTTCACCGACCCCGCGAGGCCCTCCTTGGCGAGCATCGCCTCGGCGTCGGCGTACCCGGCCGCCTGGATGGCCGCGGTCGCCGCGTCCGTGGGCGCCAGCAGGGACTGCAGCACGCCCCGCAGCTGCGTCGAGACCTCGGCCGCGCCACCCGTGACGCCGGTGAACGTCGCCATCGTGGCGAAGAGCTCCTCCTGGGAGACGCCGAGCTCGTTGGTGAGCGGCGTGACACGGCCGATGGAGGCCGCGAGCTCGGGGAAGGTCGTCTGCCCGAGGCGGACGGTCATGAGCGCGAGGTCGGACGCCCTCTGCACGGCCTCCGCGCTCGTGTCGCCGTAGGCCTTCGTGACGGCGGAGGTCAGGTTGATGGCGTCGGTGGTCGACGCCAGTCCCGCGGTCGCCGCCTTCGTGTTCACCTCGAGGATCTTGACCGTGTCCGCCGTGTCACCGAAGGCCGAGACGACCTGGTACAGGCCGCCCGCGAGGTCGTCGGTGCTCTTGCCGAACTCGACGGCCATGTCCTGGACCGCGCCCTTGAGCTCGTTCACGCGGTCGATGTTGCCCGGCATGAGCGAGGCGACGTTCGCCATGCCCTTGTTGAAGTCGGTGGCCGCCTTGAGCCCCGCCACGCCGAACCCGACGACGGCCGCGGTGAGGAGCGCGATGCCGGCTGCGGCGGTCTTCCCGAGGGACGAGAGCACGGCGCGGAACTGCTTGTCGTCAGCGTCGATGTCGATGACCACACGTCCGTCGGACATCTACGCGTCACCCCATCTCTCGGCGTCTTTGGCCGCGGCGACCGCGGCGTCTCGAGGCGGCAGCGCGTAGGCCTTCTTGAGCGCGCCGAACCGCTTGGCGTCGGCACCGGCGAGATCGCGCGGCCTCGGCGTGTTGCGGTAGTACATCGCGGTCTTGGTCTCCGAGTCGTTGGACAGGTTCGCGAAGTACGCCATGAACACCCACCAGTGCATCTGGGTGCCCTCGTCGGCGAGGTCGATGCCGTACTCCCGCCGGAAGTCGGCGAGTATCATCCCGGCGTCGTGGTCCCAGTCGAGCAGCCGTCGCGACCGGCGGCGTGGCGGCTCCTCTCCCAGGCGGTGGAAGTCCATCGCCGCCTCGAGGGCCGCAGCCGTGTCCTCGGGGACCCGGTCGCCGAAGTACAGCCGCAGGATCGCCCCGGCCTTGAGCGCGTCGGAGAGCGTGGACTCCGCTACCCGCACGACCTGGATGCCCGTGCGGTAGCCGGTCTTGAGAGGCACGCTGGTCCCGCCGACCGGCACCGCGCGGGGCAGCGGCGAGACCAGGATGTTCATGCCTCAGCCCTCGTCTACGGTCGCCGTCAGGTCGTTGAGCAGGCCGCTCACGGCCGAGTCGAAGTCGACCGTGATCTCCTTGAGCACGTAGACGAGCAGCCGGATCAGCCCGGTCACCGTCGGCCGGTGACCCTCGAGTATCGTCGCGGTCGCGCCTGCCCCGAGGGCCTGGTCGATGGTGACCGTGATCTCGTCCGCGAGGGTGCGGTAGCCGCTCGCACCGAGGGTCTGGAGGTCGATGTCCTTGAGGCGCTCCACGAGCTCCTCCCCGGCCGCCAGACCCTCGATGTCACCGACGGTGACCTCGAAGACGTGCCCGTTGATGTCGAGCTGCTTGACCTCATCGGTGATCGTGAACCGGTTCATCGTCTATGACTCGGGCGTGAAGGTGGCGGTGGACGGGTCGAACGTGCCGGCCGTCCAGCTGGTGGAGGTCATGGTGAGCGTGCCGCTCGCGCGCACTGCCTCACCGGCGGCGCCGTCGATCGGGTTCTGCGTCATCACGAAATCGGCCTTCTTGGCCTCGTACGAGCCCTCGGTGCCGATGGGGAGGTGCGCCGCGGCGCTCACGTAGGTCCACACGAGCGTGGTGCCGTCGGTCACGGTGCCCGTCGAGGGCCAGGTGGGCTCGCTCGCGCCCGACGTGCCCGCCGTCGTGCAGACGTAGAGCTTGTCGGCCTCGATGATGTGGTCGCCGAGGGCATAGGCCGTCGCGGTGATCCAGGCCGGGTAGGCCGGGTGCGCCTCGAGGACGCGGATCAGCTCGGTCGGCACGTTCGCCACGTCCTCATTGGCGAGCAGGAACTCGTGGAGCACGCCGCCCTCGAGCAGGTCGATCTCGAACTCGACGGTGTTCTTCCGGCCCGTCACGTACGACGGCTGGATGACCCGGTCCTTGTAGGTCGGGTCGTAGGTGGTGAGGTCGCTCGCCGGATCGAACGCCGAGTCCTCGGTCACCCGCGTGTAGGTGGATGTTCCGGTCTTGAGCCAGTACTGGACCTTCTCGGCGGTGATGAGGTCTCCGACAGCCATTTCCTATCCTCTCTTTCGGTATTGCAGCGTGAACGTGACCTGGTAGTCCTCCGGGCCGGTCTCGCCGATCGCGGTCCTCACAGGCAGCGTGCGCCGCTCGAGCGAGACCCAGTTGAAGCCCGCGGGTTCGGCCGGCCAGGCCTCTCTTGAGTCGATACTGGAGGACAGGTCACCGAGCACCTCCATCGCGTCGATCCGCGCGGCGGTGTCAGCGCCGTTCGAGCGCAGGTAGACCGCGAACGGGTACTCGGCGAGATACCCGCCCGCCTTGTAGCGCTTGACGTACGGCTCACCCACGAGCGTCGAGAGCATGACCGCGTCGCTCCCGTCGGCTGGCAGGTCCTCGAGCATCACCGGGAGCTGGGCGCCTGAGACGACGAGCGCAGGATGCGCCTCGAGCCAGGAGAGCACCGCGCCTACGACCGTCGTGTCCATCAGCTGTCGAACTCCTTCCGGTACTGCTGCCGGGAGACCTGCTCCCACTTGCGTTTGTTGGCGGCCTTGCTGTGCGCGAACCACTGCATCGTCGCCTGCGGGTGCGTGATCCTCGTCTTGTTCGCGAGGCCGTAGTACTGCGCCCGCGCGTAGGGCACCGCGCTCGACCCGTAGATGAGCAGCCCTCGAGTGGGCTGCGACTCGGTGTCGCCCGTCCCGACGAGCGCGCCGCTCAGACGCGGCACATACGGGCGGGTGTCGCCGATCGCGGCGAGCGTCATCATCGTGCGGGCTCGCTTGCGCGCGGCCTCGGCGCGGGGCGCGAGGCTTGCGAGGTGGACGCTCTGGAGCTTGAAGCCGACCCTCACGAGCCAGCCACCTCCCAGTGGTGGACACGGTCGCCCCGGAGGGAGAACCGCTCGACGCCCTTGATGCGATAGACGCGGCAAAGGCCCGCGAGCTCCTGGACCGTGCCCGGCGGGATGTCTGACCCCGCGTCGCCGATCGCGATGATGTCGCCGTCTTTGAGCGTCCATCCGGATCCGGCATACGCGGTCGGTTCGACGTAGCCGGGCGTGCTGCCGGGGATGTAGAGCGTGATCCCGTCGGTCGAGGCCTTGCCCGCGAGGGACGCGACGGCCCCCGAGCTCTCCTCTACCCGGACCCCGGTGAGCACCGTGCGCGCGTAGGTCATCTGGCGGTCGGCCTCGCCGAGCGAGTTGTAGAGCGTCACCGTATGAGCGCGCATGAGCGCCATCAGATGCCCCGGTACAGGAGCCCTGTGCCCGTCAGGTGCCGCCGGATGGTCGAGGCGACCGTCGGCACGTCCGCGTACTCGAGCGAGACCCTGCCGACGCTCTCACGCGTGACGGCGGGGGAGTCGATGAGGTCGACCACGGCGCAGACCGCGCGCTCATAGGCGGCGAAGTCGCGGACGGCGAGCGTGTTCGGCCAGATCGCCGCGTCGACGGCGGCGCGGGCGGCGGGGAGCATCGCGTGGAACGTCTCCGCGTCGAAGGTACCGCCCGCGTCCGTGTAGGTCTCGTAGTCGGGGGCGGTGTCGTCGTAGAACTCGACGTAGGTCTCCCAGGTCCTCGCCGCCCCTCCGGCCGTCCCCGTCCATATAAGGCGGTAGACGCCGGCAGCTGCGATCGCACTATTGGGGAGACTGTAGGCGAGGATGCCTGCGGGAGCCGTGGGCGTGCCGGAATCGACCAGCACGTCGAAGGAATCGTAGACTGAAATCCCGAGCGTGCCCGTGACCGGTACCGTGGTACCGTCATCGTCATACGCCGGAGCAGTGATCTCGTACGACTCCGGCGCAGGCTTCAGCGCTATGCGTTCCATCTAATGACCCTCCACGTCGAGCGTCGTGTCTTGGTCGTGTCCGACTCGCAGTCTGCTACCGCCGTCACCGTGCACGCGCATCCTTTCATCGCCGCGACCGCGCAGCCGAAGGCGAAACGACGAGACGTACACGACCGGGTTGAGACGGGATGCGAGCGTCGCGATCGCGAGCGCCGCCGAACCGACCGTCCGTCTTGTGCTCTTCGCAGTCGTCACCGTCACGGCAGCAACGACTGTGAGCGCATGGCTCGTGCGCTTTGTGACGTACGGCGCGATGGCTGCCATCACTGAGAGCGGCCTGCGGGTCCGGCGGGAGAGCGAGACCGCCCCTGAAGCTGTAGCGGCGAGCACCTTGTGGTACACACTCCCGAGCCGCGCTCCGGTGGTCGTCGTGATCGCCGAGGCCGCCCTCGCGAGTCGACGGCGCGTCCGCTTGACGACCGAGGCGAC